ACCAGCTAGGTTATATCTAAAGAACGTGTACCTGTTTGCATTAGTACGTCCTGTGTCAATCTCTGTCCAGCTACCTGATGTACCAGCCTCAAATACTTTTTCTCCACGTGCAGCAATTACTTTGTTGTTGCCGGGAAAGAAAGCAGACATAAGCACTGCTTCGGATGAACTGGCTGTCTGAGGAACAATATTGCTGTTCCATTTGATGTAGCCATTGATACGGCGGTAGCCACCACGTACATCAGGTTCAAAGTTTTCTAGTTCAAGTGCCATGCCAGGTTGCATTTTAAAGGTTGGCTGGTCAAGAACTAACCCACCTTCACAAGCAAACACATAAGGACTGAGGCCGGATTCATCTGCCATTTTGTATCACCTAAAATCCAGCTACACTAGCACCGTACCTTTGTGAGTAGGGAAGATATGTAGACCTTACATAGTCTGCACGATTTAAAAGAATAGATTGCATTTGTTTAATTCCCTCTTCAAACCTTGCAAAGTTAATACCATATTGTTGTGCTTCACCACGATACTGATAAGCATACGCTGTAGCACCATCTACAATAACCTGACGAAATTGTTCAGGTATTGTAGGAACATCTGTATCTGCAGATAAAGCCGTTGGTTTTTGATAATATTCATATTTCAATTGATATGCTTTATTTGGATAGGGATAAAGACCATAATTATTATCTGGTGTTCTAAAAACATATATAGGAACTGCACCTACATCAGACGTAGTTTCTTGGTCAATATATTTTTTTGTATATTCTTTGTAATCCAGAATACGCAAAGTAACACCCGATACAGCAAGAGTGTCATCTTTGCTAATACGAAATGTGTCATAGTCAACAGACTGTGTGTCAGCAGGGATAGTATAACGTGTCTGCCCCGCGACTAATGTTTGTGTTTCTGTTGAATGTGTAAAGGGCCAGCCAAATTCGCGCTGATTAATATAGTTGATAGCATCATTAACTGCGTTCTTACATTGTACCTGAAAACCCCTAGCTGTGCTGAAGTTAGCTGCAGTCAGGGCTACCTCGTTCATACGAGCAAGTACCTCATTTGTAATATCTATGTAAGTATATGCCATCATACGTCCTTATAAAGAAAGAAAGTAAAGGGGCAAGTTGCCCTGCCCCAATACTATGTCAGTTAGATAACGTCACGTGCTACTTCTTGAGCAGTCAAGTCACCTTCGTCATTGCAGTCCATGAGGACAGCCCAGACGCGAAACTTGCCTGAAGTCACTGCGCCACCTGAAAGGGTAGCGATAGTCACGTCAATGTTATCGTCAGCAACAGCCATCACTGGCTGGTAAGCTGCAGGGTTTTGCGACAGTACGCCAGCGGCTGACGTAGCATCAAAACCATCGACAAATACATCAGCATCTACCATACCAACGTCTACAGTAAATGTAGAACCGTCAGTAGCAGTATCAACTTCAATACCTGCGTTCATTATCATTACACCTTTAGGAACGGCAATGACAGGAACAACATCAGATGCTGCAAGTGCAGAACCTTTGTCTGACAAAGCTGTTGCCCAGTTCAGAGTAGTCTGAACCATGTAAGGGTTGCGGCCACGCTGCGAGTTACCACGTGCGGCTTGGAGAGTGTTATCACCTAGTGCCATAATCTATTCTCCTTATACCAAGCAGTATTTGGCGTTGACAAGAGCCTCTGGACGGAGAATCTTGCGGCCATACAGATGCATACCACGGACGATATCTGCAAAGCTGTCCGGGTCGCGGTAGGTTTCAGTCTTGTTGATTTGGTCAGCAGTAGCGACTGATGATGAATGACCAGCAACAATCACGCCAAAGTTGTTAGCATTGGTTCCACCAGTTGTGGAAGGACCAGTACCGACTTTAGGCAGGTTGTTAGAAACATGGACTTTAAAGCCATGCAGGTTATTCAGAATCAGGCCGTTCTGCAATCCAGAACCACCAAAGTCTGCGTCAAACAGACGTGAGTCTTCGTCTTTCAGCAGTTCAACGAACACTGGGTCAATGACCAACCAACGGCCCTGAGAGTCCACGTTTTGCAGGTCGAGTTGACGACCCATACGTGCAATCACAGAAAGTGGGTTAGTTGTACCAGCGGCAGTTGGAACAGCTTCTGAACCACGAGGCTTCAGACCGATACAGTTAGCAGCATTACCTGCATTGAAATCGGATGCGTTCAGCTTCATGGATGAGAGCAGTTCGTCAGAACCAGCAGTTGAAACAGCCTTTGAACCGTTAACAGTAGTGTTAACAGTGTCCGGTGTACCACTGATTGCAGACTGCTTAAAGCCTGACAGGTAGCCAAGAACATCTTGGTCAAACTGGTCAGCAAGACGGTATGCAGCACGGTCACTTGACAAAGACTGGAAGTTAACGTGCGAATGAGCCTCTTCAATATCATCGACTTTAAACGCAAAGTAGTTTGCTTTGTCGATAGTAAGGCTGAAGTCCTCATCATCAAGGTCTTGAGGAGTGATAGTAGTACCACGCTCATATGCCTTAACAGTGATTTCTGGCTCCTTAATGATTTTGACGGAATCACCAAAGTTAGCGATTTCACCAAAGTAGTCGTTATTCGTAATCGCGTCACAAACAGCGGCCTTGCGGAAAGCAAGTTGCACCTGTTTGGAGTAAATTACAGGGCTAAAGTTGCCATTAGGCAAGTTGTTATAACCCGGCGCTCTTGGAAAAGCCATAATCCATCTCCTATTATTTTGGATTTTTCACAGATGCAAACAGTACAATTCTTTGCAGAGGCTGTCTAACGTAGGGTGTATCTCGTACAAGAGTTGCAACTAATGTACTTAATAGGCCATGTTATTCAGGTAATCTTGAAGATTTTTGTCGTTTGCGAGATATAATGTAAGCTAGTAGCTAACAAGCTTACACTATTATTGTATCTAGTTATACTTATGTACAACTATTTGTCAACACTTTTTTTATATTTTTATCGTGCTGACCCAGAAATATCGTAGATAAACTTGCCACTACGAATTGCTTCCATGATGTCATCCGCATATTTTTCATATTCATGGGGTGACATATTCTGAACCTGCGACTCTCTTAGATAATCGGAAGATTCATCCGCTTGCGGCTTGCTTCTAGAATTTTTTGTGTTGACAGATTGTGCTGCGCTTTTTTTACTGGACTTTTTCGTGGTAATGTTTCTGTCAGCTTTATACAGGTCAATAGCCCTGGCAGCAGAACGTGCGTCATTATCATTTTCATACAAGGCATCTTGTACCCACTTTGGTTGTTCCGTAGCCCAATCGTGAAAATCATCACTATCCCTAATATCATCAAAGTCTGGATGCAATCGCATAAGTTCTGCCTCTGCCTTTTCTTTCTTGGCAGAGTATTGCATCTCATCTACAGCTTTCATTTTTTCTTCAAGAACATTAGCTTGTTCTTTAGCTTTTTTGATAGCAATAGTTTCAATAATAGCAGCAACATCTGGATATTCAGCAGCCCATTCTTCTAAGTCTTCATCAGATTTAGGGAGCTTCATTTCTTTACGGGATGCAGTATCCAGTTGAGATTTTAGTGCGTCAATCTGTGTTTGAAACTCTTTTTCTTTTTCTTGCATATGTCTACGCAAGTCACCATACCGTTTTTTAAAAGTTTTTTCTTCGGCGTTGGTTGGTTCCGCTTCGTCAGAACTTTCGGGTGATTCACCCTTTTGTTCTTGTAGAAGCTGTTCTAGTTCTTCTTCATCTTGTTTAATCTTTTCATCTCGTGAGTAAGGCTTAGAGATAAATGCTTTTTTATTAGGCTGTTTCATTTCTTCAGCCATTATTGTATCGTTCATTGTTTTTTCCTATACTGGGGCCAACGTAGCCACCTGTCGGGGTGGGGGAAGGGTGGGCCAGCTAATCTAGGTGGTTATCGTGTACCTAGACCACGTTTCTTTTTAGCAATTGTATTTGGCTTATCCAATACAATTTGCCGCATAAACCCAGAACCAAATACTTTTGACAGTACATTATACTCTGGGGTTCCTACCATACCACGTATGATATCCTTTTCGTCATCTGACAGTGACTCAAAACGGTCACTTATTTCTAGGATAAATTCATCCACTTTTCTCTCCTTCACGAATCCAGTATTGTTCTTCGTCAATAATCCATTCTAAGTCTTCATACTCATCGTCTGTTAAGTTTTTTAAAAAGGTTTGAACTTCTGTTTCCGCAAGAGTCATGTCGTGGTATTTAACATATCTTTTTTGTAGACTAGGTTCCTTAGTAGTAGTATATACCAAGGTCATACCTTTTTCTTTAGCAAGTGCAAAAACACTATCTAAGCACAGCTTAATTGCTTTGTGTGTTATCTTGGGTGGTGCATGTTTATCCGTTACCAACCATTCCATAAAAGCAAAACGTGTACCAATGCCTATATATAAACCAGCAGCACAAACTGGTGAGCCTTCATGTTCAACTACTACGCCGTCTGGTGGGAGACATTCTTTTGGTACATTCCCAAACTCCCATTCTTCCCACCATTTTACTAACGTGTCATAGTCTTCATTCAGCCGCCATAGTCGTTGTTGTATCATCGTTAAAGTTCCTTATCTTTACGTTGTCTTCGCTATCTAGTATAGCATGTTCTTTCCACGTTGTAAAGTAGGAATCTCCAATTTCTTTAAGTTTTTCTTGCTCAGTTACTTCAAAGTAATCAGTGAAAAGTGTGTCATTAATTACAATGCGTCTGTTTTCTGAACCAAAGATATAAACAACTACATCATCATCACTTTCAAACTTTGCTTTCTTGCTGTCTTGAACGCGAGTCCAAACACCCTCTTCGTTTACCATGTGTGTACCTGATACTTTGATACCTTCATAATCATACAGGTTATCAATTAAGAAACGTCCTGCAGCAAATACAAATCCACCTACTGCAACTTCATCTCCGATATCAATCTGTTCTACGGGTTTTTTGCTACCATCTTGCATGGTAATTAAAGTGCCTTTGGCAAAACAACCATCATTGTTTCCACCGCCGCCTCCACCGCCGCCGTCTTTTCTATTATAATCAGCTGCAGATGTTGCTGGTTTACTTGCGGGTTTGCTTTCTTTTCTGTCAGCTTCTCTTCGCATAGCATCGGCTTGTCTTTCAATAGTGCTTCTATCTCTTTCACTGCCTCTAGTTGTAGTAACCGCCTGACCCCTGCTATCCGTAACAGGTCTACCAGAACTGTCAGTTACAATGTTACCACGACCTTCTTTGGCAGATTGCTTATCTGCTTCACTAGTGTCTGTCTGACTTTGTTGACGCCTAGTTTGTTCCGCAATAATTTCTTTTTGCCGTTGCTCTTCAGCAATTTTTGCGAGCCTTTCATCTGCAAGTCTGTTTTGTTTTTCAATTCGTTCTTGTTCTTTACGAGCTTCTTCAGCTGCTGCCGCTTGACGCTCTGCTTCTTCTCTTGCAATCTTTGCTAGGCTTTCATCTGCAGCACGGTTTTCTGAATCAATCTTTCGTTGACGAATTGCGTCTGTGCGAGATACGGGTAAAGCAATCCTATCTTCTGTTGGCTCACCACCTACTTCGGTTCTGTCTACAATCGGTGAATCAGGATTTATAAGATTAGCACGAGTTAAACCACTGGCTGGCGCAGAAGATAATGTACCATCCTCTTTTACCCTAAAGTAATCATCTCCTACTTTCTGATAGTCTGTAAGTTTACCAAAGCGATTAATTGTTGCAATCTCTGTAGGTTCTGCTGTAACCTCAACAGTAGGTGCGTCATATCTCTCCATACCGCCCCTAAAATCTTTTCCAATTTCAGAGAAAGGAACTCTACGAACTTCTGCGTCATACACAGGTAGAGGTGCTGCAGGTTGTGTATCAAGCATGTCAGGACGGGTAATGGCATCCATTTGTGTTGCAACATCTGTTGTTTCTGGTGTGGTTTTTACTTTTGGTAATCCTTCAATAACATCTCTAATGCTTTCATCCCCTGCAATATTCCTAAGACCTGCAAGTGAAGCTGGTGTAATACCTGCCTCAAACATCTCTTGCGTCACTTCAAAGTCATCTTTGCCTAGATTTGTTGTGCCAAGAAAACCAACTTGCTTACCAGTTATAGGGTCAAAGCTACCACCTTCACCATCTGCAATATTGCCATTGGCTAGAATCGTACCACGTTCAGGATTACCTGACAACGTACGTAAAATAGGATTCATAGTAAGTAACGCATCTAGTGTACTCTGTTCTTTAGTATATCCCAACTTCCTAGCTGCTTCTTTTTTATCTCTCATTTGCTGTTGAAGTTGTTCGTTTCTCTCGTCTACATCTCTAGTGCCATCATCCCGCCCGTCTTGCTGAACTTCTGGTGCTGCAACTGCTGGAAGAGCAGCTTCAGGAGTAGGTTCTTGAACGTCTGTCTGTAGTCTGTATCCTGCTGGAATGGGATACAACGGCTGTCCATTCACAAAAGGAATGTTCATAATAAGACCAGCATCGTTTACATACGTACGAATTTCAGTGTACGTTCCAGAAGTTGTTGGCATAAGCTGTTCAAAAGTCGGTTGTTCACCTACGGGTGCATACGTTGGTGTTTCTGCAATAGCATATGGGCTAATAAACTGTTGTTGTGGAGGTGTTACAAAACCAGTAGGCATTTGTCCTGTGGCGGGCATTGCTGGATTGCCGGGTTGCATTGCATAACCACCTTGATTAAACTGCATTGGTTCGTCTTCCATAACCAAGTCACTTATATTAAAAGGTACACCATCTGGAATAATAGCTTCATCTGCATTACCCATTTGCCCCATGTCCTCCATTCGTTGTAGCCCCAGCTTTGCTTCATCGCGTAGAGCCATCATCTTATCTAGGCCATGATACCGAACAACATCTGCTGGCATTACAAACTCACCCTCACTTAATTGTGCGGGAATGTCATCTCGTACTTCTTCTTGTGTAGAGCCAATGGGTACTTCATTGCCAGACTCTGGGTCTACTGTACCACCTTCTTGTAGCAAACCACCTTCTTCAAACATACTCATTTGTCTTTTCATTGGTACATCCCCGCCTTTGTTCATTCCCAACCTTGTGCCAAATATTTTCTGTGTTGTATCTCCTATTCCAGAAAGTATACCACGTTCTTTGGTAAAAATTTCTTGACCCGGACTAATAAGATTTGGATTTTCAATATCTGGGTTTTGTTTCAATAATTCTTCAACAGAATCAAAACCACTACGTCTAGCAATACTAGAAAGGGTATCGCCCTCCTCAACAATAGTATAGTTATTATTTCTTGCTTCGTCTTTTATGTATACAGGTTCTTGAGTATCTGTTGTTCCCTTTTCCAAAATCATATAATCTTTTTCTGGTTGTGTATAGGGAGTCAGAAAGTCAATAGTTCTTTCTTGTTCTTTATCATCGAATACTTGTGGTCTAACATAATCTCTACGAAAAACCCTTGCTGCTTCTTCTGGAGATTCTACACTATCCATCAATTCTTTTAAATCTTTTGCGTAACCTATACCAAAGTAAGAACCATCATTAAATTCCTCATCAAGATTTCCTGTAGAATCTAATAGAGCAAATCTTACTTGAGCGCGGGGGTCTGAAGCATCCAATCCATTTTTTTTAGACCATTCGGCAAAACCGTTTTTAGTTAAGCCATCAAATTGAAAAAGACCCCAGCCTTTGCCTGTTGTGGAAGAAGTTAGATACTCTTCTTGTGGTTGGCTTTGTTGAAATTGACGTGCAGCTTTAGATGCTTTTTTGGACGACAGTTTTTGTCTTGCAGTTGGATTAAAGTTAGATTCTGCACCAGCACTAGCAATGAGTGCGGGTACATAATTTTCATTTAATCCTAAACTTTGAACTTCTTGTTCAATTATACTTTTAAGAGCATCATATTCCATTGATTTCCCTGACTTCGTTCCTAAGATTAGCAAGCTTACGCAAAGTAGCAATAGAACCTTGCGAGCGATATACAAGTATTTCATTGTCTGCTTGCTCTAATGATTTCTGTTGCAACTTGATGAGATGCTCTAAATAATTACTGAACTGGTCCCATTGCTTGTGGCTGACCACCGCCTTGAGCTTGTTCAACATTTCCTTGTCCATTTGCACTAAATCCTTGTTCGCCAGGTACTGGAGCCTGACCTACACCTATTGTTCCCCCACCAGCACCAGAGGTATCCATTGCATCAGCACCCGCTGGTGCCGCCTCTGCTGGTTGTTGTAGTCCTTTTAAGAGTTCTGCCTGTAGCGCGGCTTCATCCATATTGTTAGTAACCTTATCGGGGTCAAGGTCAAGAGACTTTGCGATTTCACGAATAATATACTGAAACTTAGCAAAAGGTGCTAGCGCAGGATTACTTGAGATTTGCAAGAACTGCATCAAGCGTTGACTACGTACTTCGTTAGCCATCAGGCTTTCTGTTCCACGTGCCTTTACTTCTAAGTCACCCCTAATCTCTGGGTCGAAATCAAACTGCATGTTGAAACGAAAAAATCCTTCGCCCAACGGACGGAGGAGATAATCGTCTACATTCTTAATAACATTTTTTGTTCCACCTGCAGCTGCGTTCATCAACATAGAAATACCGCTGGCGGTACGGCCCACACCCTGCACACCTGTTTGCCCATGTGCAAAGGATGGGAATCCTGTACTTTCATCTGCCAATACACGTGCCTTATCAAATAGCATCATGTTCTCGCTAGATACGTTAGGGAACTTTGTACCAAAGATAGCTTGACCCGGTGCGCCGCCCTGCCTACGGAATATCTTGCCCGGATACAGGGACAAGTCTTGGCCTGGCACCAGATTGGTTTCGTCAACCTCAACAATCAAGTTACCTGACAATACAGCATTATCAACAGCCATACGCATAAAGCCATTCATCAATGTCTGGGTGTCGTCCATGTTCTCTGCAATACCTACACCAAAGAATGAATATGGGTTTAGTTCATACGGCGCAGCCATATACGGTATACTGGCTGGCTTAAATGGGTTAAGTACAACACGTAGCAATTTACCATTACAAACCCAGATGTTTGCTTGCAACTCGTCAAAGTCTTCTAGTTCAGCGGGTATTTCAACTTCATTATCTTTGAGCATTTCGGTATCAATTGTACCCCAATACTCTAGGACTTCAAATCTATCTACGCTATACTCTGGTGCGTAGTCTGCCAAGTCGTCTTCCCAATACTTCTTGACATAGTTTTCACCTGCCATGATAGCTTCATCAATTACGTTATCACGAAAATATGGACGCTTCTTTAGTGCGCGTAGCTGGCTACGTGATAGCTTGTGTCGTTCAATAACATACTGCGCCTCATCCATGTTGTTAGCATCTGGGTCAGGATAGAAGTTCCAAACAGAAACATGACTAACTTGTGGTACTGTTTTAATCATAGGGTCATACTCACCCTCATCATTCCAGTTAGGATACTCCTTGTCTACAGCAAATGGTCCTTTGATTACTCCTGTACCAAACAAGGACATTTCAAATGCAGTGCTACGTAGATGTTTATTAGCACCCGATTCTTCCAACTGGTCGTGTATCTTCTTCTGCATTGCCTTTGCAGCAATCATAGCTGGGCTAAATGTAATAGCGGATGGTGTCTTACCAACACCCTCTGCCAAATTTTCTACTTCACCTAGCTTTTCTTTTAGTGGACCTAACCTGTCTACAAGTGTTTTTTCTGTAGCACCCGGTGGCAGTTCTTCACCGTCACCTGCGAAACCGTAAGGACTTTGCAGGGCATCTTCTGCTGGTGCTTGTGGGTCAAAGTGTACATCAGCTACTACACCATCTGGCAACTCCGTTGGGTCAACAGATAGAGGGAACCGATTGTTAGCAAATAGAACATCCACAATTTGACCATAGGCGGCAAGAGTTTTTGTTTTTGTTACCTTAATAAATACCCGTGACTTTTCAGCTTCTGTAAACTGGACTTCAGGACTATACAAGCCACGATAGTTTCGGTAAGCACGTATCCAGCGTTCTTCATCTTGCTCACGATAGTTTTCTGCACGGGTGTACATGTCTTGCACATAGCCGATTAGGTTACTAACGTCCGAATCCGTTTCTGTGGTATCTTCACTATCGTCTAATGCGATAGCGTCATTTTCCATGATAAGTTCTTCTTCGTCCATTTAACTTTCCTTAATATCCAAAAGTGCTATCCGCAACTTGCATACCCCCAGCGGGTTTTCCTCTAGGGTCGTAATCAAATATGCTAAATCGAGGCCGTGACATTACGCCATACCTCAACGCATCATATAAGTGGTCCTCACTATGTGTATCAATGTCTTCTGGATTTTTCTTGTCAATCGGAAGTGCTGGTAGCTGGGATATAATGTTCGTGCAATTATTAAAGAACACAAGTCTAGGCTCCTCTGTATATTCATCTACTTGTAAACGTCTGTGTATTTCGTTCTTACCTGCTACACGACTTCCACGACTTCTATCGGATGGACGCCAACGGCATCCCTTTTGTATCATTTGTTCAGCCAAGCTAGGACCAGTATCGCCACGCTTATGCCAAAGAGAACTATCAAGAACACCGTACTTGAGGTTGCCATCCCCAGCTTCAAGTTCCACGATTTGTTCTGCCAAATCCGCTGCAAGAACTTTTGAAACATACAACTCCCGATATACAACAAGTTGCTCAGAAGGAGTAACAGCAAACCAAACAACGCCGCTGTGTGAACCATAACCATAATCAGCAGCACGAAACTTAACCCAATTATTAGGAATGGGGAAAGGCTCAACCACATGAATATCGCGGTTAAATTCCGTAAAGGCTGCACCCTCCTTAATGTCCCAATCGCCTTCTAGTAACTGTCGCCGCTGCTGCTCTGGCATAGATAAGAGCATTGCTTCGTAGTCACCCGACTCTGCCAAGTAAGGATTGTCAGATAGTCTTGCTGGGATAAACCTCCTTTTGAATAGAGGTCTGCCAGCCTTTGAATGTCCTGCGGGATACCGCAAGACCTCTCCTGTGTCTGAATCTGTCGCATCGAAAGACCTATTGTATGGTGCAGGGTCGATGAACATTTTCTTGACCCAGTGATGACCTCTACCGCCGGGGTTGGTCGTAGCCCTCATATATATTGGCAAGTCTGGTGCAGTGGACCGTAGACGTGACCGCATGTAATTCCATGCATATGGTGTGGCCCACTGGGTCAGTTCGTCAAACCCTATCCAGCTAAATGCCAGACCCTGATAACGCAAGACATCATCATCCCTATCCAGATATGACATCCACAATCTTGCGCCAGATGGTGCGGTCCACTGCATCTTCCTTTCTGACCACTTGATGCCGGGCCAGATTTTAGGATACAACTCCTGCGATTTGAATATGAGTTCTCGCAGTTCTTCTGTTGTATGGCGTAAAAGCAATCCGCTAAACGCAGTGTGTCCCATGTAACGTAATGGGTCTGCTAACATCGCGTAGCTTTTACCGCCCCCGGCTGAACCGCCATACAAAACTTCTCGTTCCGCTGCGGCCAAGAAATTTGTCTGTGGCCCAGGATTAGGCTTAAAAAGAACATTAACATGTTCCTCTTCAGACACAACCTCTAAAAGTTCAGCATCAATTTCTTCATGCGCTGGTGCTGGCTGTTCTTGCACCTGTTCTTTCTTCTTCAAGGGCTTTCGCTTTGGCGATTGCCTTTTCCGCATCTTCTGCCCACTTGCGGAGGTTTCTAGCTTCGTTCTTACGCTGTCGCTCATTATCTACCCTTTTACGTAATCCCACATGGGATATATACCGTCCAGAATTTGTAGACAACCAATTTGCAACTTCTCTATACGAATATTGAACCAGATATTTCTTAGCCTTTTCCAGTAAGTCTAATTCCTTTTTTACTGGCCTAAGAATTTCATCATCGTGTTCGTCTAATACATAACCGAAAGGAACTGTCCTAGATATACGAGGAATGGCAATCCACTCTTCTTCCTCTTTTATATCTATCGGTTGCGCTAACTTAAAACGTCCTGCCGTTCTAGTCATCGTCCTCAACAACAGCTTTCGGTGGCATAAGCATAACACCACCACTTGCCTCGACTTGTACCTTCTCTGTTTTAATCAAACCTGTGCGGTCAAGTAGTTCTTTAGCAGCTGTCATCTTATCCCGTATTCCCAATTCGGTGGGGTCATTCAAAGCACCCGTCATAGCAACTGCTGCTCGTGGAGCATTACGTGCCATATACATTTGTGTAGCTTCAAGAATTTCTTCTTTTAGACCTTTCACCACAAGAGTTGTTGGTGTATTTTCTGAGTAACCAGCGATACGCTTTGCAGATAGTACATCACCACCTGCCTCATCAAATAGTACGTCCAAAAACTTTTGTTGCTTTTCGTTTAGTTGTCTAGTCATTTTCTTTCATCTTTGCTACTTTTTCTACCAGATGCTGAATAGACTTAGCGTCCTCTGGACGTTGCTTTGCTCTACCCAATACGTATGTTATAATCATTGGTACTCCAACTACAGCAATACCAATTGCAATAACAATTTCCCAAGCATGTGCTAGAAGTTGGTCAAATGCAACAAGCATTGCTTGCCACGGATTTTGTACTTCAGATATTTGTTCTGTAGACAAACTCTTATCATCCTCTACTAATGCCGCACCTGCTATCGCCCCACCTGCTGTTACTGCACCAATAGCCATTGGATTAGTTGTGACAACTGCTGTACCTATAGCGGCACCTGTTGCAGAAAATGTTGTAGCCATATCAGAAAAATCTATCTTATCACAAGCTACAACAAAAGTCAATACAAAAAGTAGTAAGAAGGCTCTCATCATTTTCTCCTGAACGCAGCTGTTTTCTTAGCTATGCTTTTGGGTTGTTTGACGAATTGTTTTCCTTTACGTGTACCTTCCCTTTTAGCTTTGGTCGTAGCCGCATATTCTTGTGGTGAGAGGCTTTTGATAGCGGCTGACGGTAAATACCGTTCACCAGTTTTACTGGACGGTTTCCCACTTTTTGTTCTCCAATCCTGTTTTGTCCACGACTTCAAACTCTTTTGCGATTTCGCTAATGCCATTACTTTCTCGACTTCTTGATTGCTTCAAATGTCTCTTGCATCGTAGGTGGCTTTTCATTCTTTGGGTCATACTTGCACTGTATCTCTTTGGGAAAGAACTCATGGAAGTCTATCCATACTTGGTCTACAGTATTGTTAGCCCCTTGATATATACATACCCGCTGATTGTCTACCTTTGTACAGCCCTTGAGCCTACAGGTTACATACTCTGGGTCTGCAGCGTGGGCCACTGTACTCTTGAGAAACATCACAAATCCTACAAGCAAACCTGCACCAAGTATTAGCATCACTATCCATGCTACAATCTCTACAAACTTACGCCTACGTTGCCTTTGTTTGTACAGTGTCTCTTGGCGTTGCTTACGAATGGAACCTTCCATACGCACGAGTTCATCCCACTTGGACTTACCCATCGTCATGCCAATCCACTGCTGTAACTCATACCTTTGTTGTTGAGCCTTCTGCTTCGCGGCAAATGTTTCTATGGCTTCTTGCTCTACAGACTTACCTGCAAAC